TTGTCTTTGCCCTCTTGGGCCTTCTCATCGACTCGGCGGCTTACTTCCTTGCCGAACTGGTCTGCTACCTCAACCGCTAATAGATACCCCAATCCCCGTATGTCACCATCTGGGATGTCAAGGGTGTCTGTGGTAGCCGTTGGTGCTGGAATGTTTAGGTATTGCTCCTCTGCAAGCGCAGAGATAAGGTTCTGCAAGGCCGTGAATACATCGGCGTTCTTATCAGAATCCTGCGTATTGAATGCTGTATTGGCGCGTCTAACCTTCAAATGGGTAGTAGCGTCATTGATTATGTCTTGACCGTCAGCCATTATAATCCTTTAAAAGATGCCCCCCTTGCGGGGGGCGAGGTTTGCTTACGTGGTAAACGGGTTGGTCATCGTACCAGAGGCATTCAACAGCCCCGTGATATTCCAGATCGTTGAGGTCAAGCACGTTACCGTGAATGATCCGCCGATTATTGCGCCAGTCTCGTCGGAGACAAGGTCAATACCAACATGCGAAGTACCGTTAGCGAGGTGAGCTTCACCTGTAGCGGCAGCATCTACCGCAAAGTTGACGCTACCTAACAGGAAGATTGCTCCTGAAGTAGCAGAGGCGTTCACTTGCTGACTGCCCCCGTCACCTGAGATGGTACTTACAAACGTGTAAGTCGTTCCAACAACAGGGGTCGCAGGTAACGTATATGTTACCGTCGCACGATCAAGGAGGAATACACCCCCCGAATCGCCTTCTGTCAGTTGTACTGACGCGCTTGAGCTTGCCGTTACAGGTCTATGAAGTCCATAAGCGCGACTTCCTTCAGTGTTCTGTCTATTTAGATTTTCAATAGCCACTTTTTAAGCCTCCTTATGAGTTATGACCAATACGAGCAGCTTGTGACTCTCGGATGGTCTTGTAGCCGTATAAAACATCAATACGACAAGGGAAAGAGTCGTTCGTTATATCGTACTGACGAACGATTCTCATGGAGATGCCGTCCATAACCTCACGGGCGCAGAAATCTACACCTTCAGGCTTGACGAGATCCGCAGATACAAACGCGAACGCATCCTTATGGTAGGCAAGGTCTTGCTGCCATGTAGCAGCGTTGCCGCCACCAATCTTAGACACTGCCCCGTCATCGGTAGGCGCAGCACTTACGTTCTGGCCTCCACCGCTTACAACTAACTCAGGAGAGATAGAAAGCGAGGTAGCAGACGCACCAGAGTCAGCCGTAACTACGAAACGCTTGAGCGCGCCCGTGGATACTTTAGTCTCAGGATGAACAGCGTTACAACCTGCAAAAGTGATAATATCACCCTTAAGGAAGGTCGTTGTGCCACCGTCTACAGTCACGCTGGTGCCGGATTGACCGACGCCGTTGACATTGTAGGAAGTGTCGCCTTCAGCAGCTGTGCCAGTCGTATGACTAGGCGTCAAGGTGCTTTCGTGGAAGTCAAAACCAGCGATTCGACCTAACAGACCTTCACGGTACTGTTTAGCGATTGCGGTTGCTTCTTGAAAAAGACCTTTCGTGTCTGCCAATACGTCAACGGTTGATTGCGTCGGTATCAGGATGCTTCTGTTGCTAGATGGGGCCAAGCTATCCGTAAGGAGTTTGCCAGCCTGTGTAACGTTGCCGAATGTATCAGCAGCACTCACGCCATCATAGAAGTTAGACACGTCTTTAGCCATGTTCAATGCGTCATTCTCGATGTGTGCAGCGAGAACAGACATTGCTGGTTCGAGGTATCGCTCTTTGAATCGGTCAATATCCATCGTCAATTCATTTGAGTTAAACTCAAAATCGACACCCTTCTGTGTAGCTAGGGTCATGGTGACAGACTTTTCAGAAACGTCCTGAACGTCGATAGCCGCGCCTGTACGAACGGTAAATTCGTTAGGCAGACGGATTTTCAGATCACTACCGATCTTCGCACCGCTTTTTGCATAGGAGTCGTCGTATTGACGGTTAATCGTACCGAGAAACGTTGACTTCTGATGCAGGATGGCGAGCGATTCTTTAGTGATTACTGAGTCAGTAATTACTGTATTACTCATAATTCATTCCTGTTATTTAGAATATCCCCTAAACTTCCGGTATTCGTCTGCGCTCATTTCGTCAGGACTCTTTTCAGAGCCTTTCGATGCAGTGCTTATAGGCGTTACCGGCGTCGGGGTCTTTGTGGTTTTGACAGGTGCTTCAGTTGCCAAACGACCAGAGATTCTGCCTAGCTCCATTGCAGCAGCTACAGGGTTCATCTGATTAATATCGTTAGTTAAACCTGGGTTCTTCGCTAGGTGGTATGCGATTGCTGGCCCATTATCGGCTATTAGAATAGCCTGGGTCATCGCTGCGCCTTGCTTAAAATTCGGGTCTTGTACTACGGTATCAAAATCAGCGTGTTCATCCCTAAATGCGCCGGTTCGCTCCGTAAAGGCTTGAACCATTGCTTGCTGGGCCTCCTTTTTGGCCTGATCTGCTTGAAAGCGTTGCTGGTCGGTTAACGCATCTTGAACCGCTGAACGGTTCGCTGCTGCGTTGTATTCGGCCATTGCTTGAGTGTACTGCGTCTGATCGTAGTCAAATTCCTCAAGGGTGGGCATTTTAGGCGCATTAGCCTGGATTTCTTCCAGTTGGCGCTTATAGTCCTCCGTCGCTTCCTCGGCTTGTCTTGCTCGTTGTTCGGCTTCCTTAGCCTGTCGTGTTTTTTGGTTGATCCTTTCTTGAAAGGAGTTTTTCTTCCTTTCTTTTTCGGTAGGTTCATCACCGGATTCAGCTTCGCTTTTAGTCGGTTCTGCATCTTCCGATGACACTTCGACCTCTTGCGTTGCTTCCGCCACTTCTGGCGTCTCTGTAGACTCTATATCGGCTGTCTCTGCGGTTTCCACCGCTTCCGCGTTTTCTGCTTCATCAGTCATTGAGTTTCGTCTCAAAAAGCCTTGGGTTAGGCGCGCTAATCAGTCGGGATTAACTACCGAAAGACCGTTAATCGGTCGTGTACATCGAATCGGGGTCGGCCCCCGTTTGTTCTGATAGAAGCGCAGCCGCCGCCGGTATGGCTATGCCGTACTTCTTCGATATGGTGATTAGATCCTCGTTAAATACGACGAAGTTAGATGTGCCTGCGTCTGTGCCTCTTGAGAATCCATCTTTGTATTTAATGCCTTTGATGCCCAGGTCATTGAGTGCGGCGGAAGCTGTGGGCTGATCTCCCATCGCTGAATAAAGACGCTCCATTGTGGGCTTATCTCTCGTCCCTATGCCGCCACGCACCATTGGCGATTGTAGCCCTGTATCATCCCTATATGCGGATAGAGCCATATTCTGCTGACTAGGCGTGAGACTGCCCCAATCCTTATAGAATGAGGGGAACTCTTTTTTTAGATATGCGTTAAATGGCGCATCATCGCTAACACTAAAATCATCATAAGTGCCTTGTAACTTGGTCGCTACTTGGTCACTCTGCTCACTCAGAGGCTTATCCCAATCAAGAAAATCCTCTGGGTCGGCGTCTATTTCTACTTGGTAGGTGTGTCCTGCCGGTTTGTAGTTTGGCTTAATCTCTTTTTCGGCCCACGAAACAACATTGGGGTCATCAATTCGCGCTATCGCCTCATCAAACGTGTCTGTCAGGTCTAAATCTTCCAGAAAGTTAATGCGCTCGTAAACTTCCCCCGCCTTGTCGATGGGCATCTGGTCAGCTTCGCGCTGCATTCGCTCCATAACATCAACCAAAGCCTCATCACCGATCATCGGTGACAACCCCCCACCTCTTGATAACTGCTTGCGGTATCCGTGTGCCACATCCTCACTCTCCGCAAAGTACAGCCCATGACCGTAAGCCTGTGCGCCTTCTCCTGTGCCTATTTGGGACGTTGAGAATTTGTCGAAGTCGTGGGGTGAGCCGTGGAACGCTTTGATAGCACCCTCCTGATTAGGGGCCATTCGTCTGCCAGCACTCCCAACCCTGCCGCCTGGAGTCATCTCAGTTACAGCGGCCAAAGCGCCCAAGCCAAGGGCGGCTAATGCTGAACCAGCTATCGGCCCTGCTTGTTCTTGTAATGCAGGTACAACCTTATCCCTCCAATAGCCCGAAACGTGCTGCAATCCGGTAACGTCTGCCATGTATCTAATATCTTCGCCAATCCGCATCATTGCCCTTTGACCCGCTTGGGTTCTGGGCGTGTATGTCATTCTTTCCTGCATACCCCTGATAGCGTTAGTATCTCCCGTCATTAGGCCCGTAAGACCCGCTACAGGCTCCGCTACAGCACCACTACCCAACATACCTACAACCTCTCCAACCGCCTTAGCAGCCTCACTCATAGCGCCTAGAACGTCTGAAATCTCATCTCCAGACATATTGTCAGGGAAACGGATGTCAGCGTTGTTAAACTTAACTACCGGCATGTATAGCGCCCGATACTGGGTCAAATGTGTATTGCGGTGAGTTTAGTTTCTCTCTGGCTGATGCTTCGTTTAGCATAGCTTTAGATTGAGTCTCCTTGACTTCGGCCTCTCGTTTAGCCATTTCCAACTGTGCGGCCTTCTGCTTCATAGGATTAGGCGGCTTCTGGTTGGCTTGGGCTTCTTCTTTCTCGTCATCGGTAGGCTCTACATAACCTTTTTGTATGCCAACCTTACGGATTCTGTCAACTGCCTCATCACCACCTACCAAATCAAGCGACTTGATGTACAGGTCAGCGACTAATGCGCCAATCTCTGGGTTCTGCGCGGTGATTTGTGCTAATTGATCCGCTGTTTCAGTCCTGCGGGTGGAATATGATGGGCCTGTAGTGACTTTCACGTCATATTTGCCCAGCGTGAGGTCGTTTTTAGTCTCCCACTCACCGGTTTCAAGGTTCTGCACCGGCTCAAAGATTTTTATCACCTCCTCTTGTTCGTCTTCACCCAGAATAGATATGGTTCTGGGAGCGTCGTAGACATAAGGTATCTGGTCGATACATATTCGGCCTGTATAGGAAATAGCCTCTATCAGTTCATCTGTATATTCATAAGTCGCAGTATCACCCTGCTGCTGACGTTCTCTAAGCGCTACTCCTGACGTTTCATTGCCTCTAGCGCCAAGGGAAGCGTCAAATATGCCTGTAGCGGCCTTGATGTCGTCTGAGGACATCTGTAAGCCTGCTA